TCGGCCGTGCGAACCACGCAAAGGAAAGTCCACTTCGGATCGGCCGATAGGGTGCGGTTACCCCACAAGCGGAAGCCGTTTAGACGGATGATCGTCGCGACATTGCCAGCGTTCAGCAGGTTCGCGCGGCTGGTCGGTTCGCCCATCGCGAAGTCGATGGGTCGCGAGGTTCCGATGATGCCGTTGATGACGTTGTTGGACGGCGAGAACCACCAGCCCTTTGCGTTGTCGACGTAGGCAATCACGCCGGCCGCCGCCGCACTTCCCCACGAATTGATAACGTTGCCGCTCGCATCGGTTTTCTGTGTCTGCGGATCAACCAAGTAAATGCGCTTGCTGCCGCCAACCGCTGCGAGCGAAAGCGCATCGGCATCGGTCGTGCTCGGGCCGTCTTGGATGATGATTGCGCGCAACTTGGTCGCGATACCGACCATTTCAGCAACGACAGGATTGGCGCCGCCAGCGACCGGAGTCGTGTGCGTGAATCCTGGCGCGATCAGAATGCGGGGCTTAACGCCTAGAATGCTTTGGGCGCCAAGAAACACATGCGTTCCTTGGTAGGCGCCGGTTACGGCATCCATACCGCCAACGACATTCGCCAGTGTTTCAGCATCAGTAGCGCCGACATCGACACGAACGACAACGACAGCCGGCTGCGACTGGTCGGTAATGGAGTCGAACGCGTCAGGCAGCGTGCCAGGGGCCGCCGATACCGTTGCCGTCAGCTTTGCGACAAGCGTCGAGCTGGTGACAAGCACCGGGACATTGAGCGGGAACGCGACAGGATCAGCGCCGGGTGCCGTGCCAACGATGCCGATAACACTCGACGAAGCGACGGAAATCGAACGCTCGCCGTCGTCTACATCGATAACCTGCACGCCGTGCAGAAACTGGTCTGTCATGTTTGAAAGTTCCGATGATTGATTGAATCAAGGTCAATCATCGGAACTTTCTGGCGGGCCGCCCTCTAGCCCAATTTCCGCTTAGACAGAGCCGTCAACACTGCAGGTAAGCGTGATGGTCGTCGTCGACAAAACCTGTCCGGTTGAGGCATTGCGGAACTGAATGGTGAGTGCACCGCTCTGATCTTTGGAACCGCCTTGGAATCCTACGCTCTGCCCGAAGCCAGCCTGCTGCGCCGCGCTGCAGGAGAGCCAGTTAGATGCGCTGCCATAGCTCCCGCTGGTTGTTCCCGACGACTGCTGCAGCGTCCACGATCCACTAAAGGCGACTTGCACAGCCGAGACGGCCAGTCCGAACGTGTTCCATGTACCCGATGCGTTTACCGTGCTCCCGGCGGCGGGATTACCTGATGTGGCGGCATGTGCGCGGTAACCGGTAACGTTATAAGTACCATCGGCCGAGACATTGAAATAAATGTTTGCTTGGGCCGTTTGCTTATTACCCGCAACGTCACCCGCGTTATATTGCTTGCCATTGATGGGCAGGCTATAGACCGCCGTGCCCTTCGCCGCCCATTGAGGCCCGATATCGCCACCGGAACTATTGCGATAACCGATGCTTGGCCCAGGCGTTCCATATCTCGCAGCGGCGTATTTCAAGCCGGCACCGTTCGACTGGCGATAGTTTGTTGCCTGCGGTCCATCACCGACAATGTCGGGATCATAGAGGCTGTCTGCATCGACAGCTGCGTTATTGCGATAACCAGACATCAGCTTGCTGCCGGCCCCGATACCGAAGCGGCCGAGGCCGCTGCAGCGGCTGCAATGGCAGCGGCACGCTCGTTGTATAGCGTGTCATACGCAGCCTTGATGATTAGCGACAATCCAGCCGCCGATACTTTCGACAAGTCGGTGCCGGTAACAGGATCGGCTCCCGTGCCAAAGCACCGGGATACGATGTCTGAAATATTGACCTGCAGCACGTCATAGTCGCCGTTCAATGGCTGATAAGCGTTATTTACAAACAGACTTTCACGCGCTTGAAATGACACGCTACCGCCACCGGTCGACGGATCGTAAAACAGGTGCGTCTGCTCGGATATCATCTCGGCGGTAATGCCGTCTGCGATGGTGCGAATGCGTGCGTTCGTGCTCATGCTGCGCGAGCCTCCAAGGCTTCAATACGGGAAAGTAGTCGTTCAATGCGGATGTCCGCCGAGAGCGCGCATTCAAGCGCTACGCCTGCCTTGTCGATGGCTAGCATCTCTTCGGGGTCTTCGGGAACTTTGACGAATTGCGGCGCGTCGGCTAGCAAGTCCTGCGCGATCAAACCAGTGTCGAAACCGTCATCACTGATTCGAAACCACTCGGACCATTTATGTGAAAGCTTTCCGGCAAGCGTGGTGTCAACGGCACGGCGCTCTATGCCGTACTTGAACCGCTTATCTGATACCTGAAAGCCGCCGGCCGCCGTGATGGCGCCAGGACAGTTCCAGTTGCCGATACCTTCGTGAATGATGCGGTAAGCCGTCGTGGTGCCAAACGACCAGCCGCCGATTTTCATCACGTTATCGGTGTCGAGCCCGAAGTGAACGCCGCATACACCTTCGCGAATGAACGACATCATTGCCGAAGCACTGTTGTTCGATGCATTGCTGATCTGAAGTGAGGTATTGCGGTCGTTACCGCTGCCGCTGATATTCCCCATATTCGGCGGCGCGCCAGATGCGAAAATCGTCCCTGCCGTTTGGCTTGTCGCTCCGCGCAACAGAGCGGTCGAGTTAACCCAGCTTTCTAACGCGAGGTTGCCCATATCGGTCGAGTCAATAGTGACTTTGACTTTCGAACCACTCCATCCGATTTTTACAGCGTTACTCAGCTGACCTGTGCCGGTGCCCTGCTGAACTGCCGTGTAGCCCAGCAATGGCTGGTAATTTCCCGGCGTAAAGTTTGCGCTATCCCATGGGGTCGCGTTGTTGAATGTCGGCCGAGCGGCAAATGTTGCCGTGCCAGTAAATGCGGGCGATGCAAGCGGCGCTTTTAGCGCAAGCTTGTTAGTGATCGTCGCCGCAAAATTCGGGTCATCGTTCATCGCATCGGCAAGCTCTTTGAGCGTGTCGAGCGCGCCGGGCGCACCGTTAATAACCGAGTTGACGGCAGCGATAACAAACGCCGTGCTTGCTGCCTGCGTCGAATTCGTTCCGGCCGCTGCTGTCGGCACGGTCGGCGTACCGGTGAGCGAAGGGCTTGCGAGCAGCGCATAGGGCACAAGCGCGCTTACAACAAATGCGGTACTGGCCGCTTGCGTGTTGTTCGTACCGGCGCCTGCAGTCGGCACTGTCGGTGTGCCGGTGAACGCTGGACTGGCAAGCGGCGCATAGTACGCGCCGTGCTGACCGTCGAGTGTATCGGCGTCTAAGCCATTGCCGGAACCGGTGTCGTATAGAGCGGCCGTCTTGAGCGACAGCAGGCCGCGGAATGCAACGGCCGTCGCCGCAGCAAGCAGCGTCTTAACGAACGACGTAGGAGCACCAGCGCCGAAACGCGAATCAAGCGCGGCGCCCAGCGCATGCGGGGTAACGACAAGCGAAGCATCCGCCGCTGCGATCGCATCAGAATCGGCCGCCAACTGCACGATGCCCTTGATGCTTGTCGTCGCCTGGTTAAGCTGAAAATTCGTGTCGCCGAACGTCAGGCTAGTAGCGGCGATGTCGGCAAACTGCACGTCGGCAGCAAGCAGCATCGTTGCCTGAGAACTCTTTTGCAGGATAGCCGTCGACTGACCGTAGACAGCAAACAAGGTGCCGTCAGCCAAATAGACGCCCAAACCAAGAACGCTATAGGTGTCGGTGCCATTGTCGGTAACCGTGACATGGATCGTATCCGACGCCACGGCGCCGCCTGAAATGGCGCTGATGCGCTTAATCTCACCCGGTATCGCCGGCTGCGCTACGTTGGTCGGGCCTGGCGTGAACGCGGTCCCTGTAATACCGACCGCCGATACCGTCACCGGAAACGTGCCGTTGTTTTTTGCATTGACCAGGGCCGCTCGGCCCTGCTGCGTTACGGTAAGAGTCAAGCTCATTGTGCGGCCTGTGCATAGAATGAAAGGTCGATGTAAACGACAGGGCGCGCGACACACGCGATGCCTATCTGCGAAGCAAAGGCGCTGCCCTGCGTGAACGTGTAGTGGCATCGAACCGGCATGGTTCGTTCGACTTCCGCAATCACGTCGTCGACGTAATCACTGGTGGCCTCTTCGCCGCCCCGGCCGTTGACCGTTAGCGTCATGTCGAAGGTGTACGGGTCACCCGGTGGCGACTGCTGGAACCACTCGCGCAGATCCACTGCGCCGCCAAACGCCGCCACGACATCGCGTACGCTTTGCGCTGTGCCTTTCTGCCTGGCGATGTTGATGGCGGTCGCTACACGCGCGCGCTTGACCTCTAACGGCCAGTAGCTTTTCCATGCGTCGATGCCGAGCGCCCAGGCGAGCCAAGGCAACAAGTTTTCAGGGCAGTTTTGCGCGCTCCACAAATCGCGCAGCGGCGTCGGCACGTCGCCAACTCGCGCCGTCACACTTTCAAGGGTAATTTCTAGCGGCGTCGCATTCGGCGGTAGCAGACTGGCGTCATTCATCGACGCCGCCATACGCCAGATTTATTCCGGTGCAAAACGACGCTTGCGTGCGATTGATGACAATGTTCGCTGACGGTGTCGTGAGGTCGACCCGCTGCATGCCCTGCACCATGATCGCGCCGCACAAACCGCTGAACGTGACATCGAGGCCGAGCTTGTGGCACGCCGTGATGTACGCCTGCAGGCTCGCATCGGAGGCCGCGAGCACCACGTCACTATCAGGGCCTGCGAACGTGTAGCGCGTACCGGCGATCTGGTAATTGACGATCTGGGCGCTTTGAACCGTGACGTTATCCGTCAGCGGCCGGGTAGTGTCCGCACTGACCGCCGCATT